TCTGAAATCTGGAATAATATAATATGGTCCCGCATTCTTTTCCAAACATTTGGTAACAATAAGTTTTTTAATAGAATACGGTATTTCTTTAAATTTAAGAGCTCCTCTACTTTTATAAGTAATTAATTCATAATGATTGCCTGTATAACTTAACATTATATAATAGTGAGGTTCAAATATACCTTTCGATTCTAGAATAGAATCATTTAATTGACCACATGTTAATACATTTGCTATGTCTCCATGTTCATAAGCTTCTTTGGATAATAAAATGATTTTGATATTATATAATCGTTCAATTGTCGAAATCGCCCATGTATCTGCCCAAAAAGAACATGTTTTAATATGGTCTGAAAATTTATCTAACGTGTCAATGTCTTTCATGGCCTCAAATTCTTTTAAATTTTCTTCTGATATTAATTTTTCTTTTTTCAACTTTTCAAATTCCGTAGATATTGCTTTTGCTCGTTCGATTATTGAAAGTTGTTCTTTTTTTTCCTTAGATGTTTCTAATTGTGTTTTCAATTGTTTATTTTCTTTGATTAAATTTTTCATTTTAAATGTAACTTCATCTAATTCATTTTTAATTTGTACATATAAACTTCGATATCCATTGAATGTTTCTTCATCTACATTTTCAGATAATCTCAATCTTAATTTATCTACAGATACTTTTACACCAGCACGAGCCAAGCCTTGTTTTATAGCATGGAAGAAACAATCGCCTCTTCCTTCATTTTCGATTACATCATAATGATTACTATGCATAAATGGTTGTATCCATTGTGCTTTTTTATTTTCAATATATTCTGAATATTCTTTCATAGAATCTTCTTTTGTTTGTTCAGGTAATAAAGATTTCATTGCCAATTGTTCGATATCTAATATCAATTCGTCTTTTTCTTCATTTTCAGACCCCTCCGATTCATCTGTTGATGTAATTTCATCTAAATCTGTATCCTTTATAATACCTAAACTTGCTTTCTCAATAATAGATTTATCATTTTCAATAAAGGAATATATTAATGGTTGGTATAAGAATTCAATGCTTATATCTCCTTCTGAATCTAATATATCAGGTAATGTAGAAGATAATATTTCATATACTCCAATTTGACTTACGACTTTATTTTTTTTAATAAGATATATAGGATAAAATTCTATATTTTTATCAATGAATGTATATTTTGATTTTCCTAGAGCTATAATGATTTTATGATTGTATAATACAATTTCATACATAACCGCATTATAATTTATGTCATCCTTGTATATATTTTTTTGTTCAGTATATTCTATGCTATCATCAAGTTTTGATTTTACCATTTATAAAATAATTCTATATTTATTTTATAAGTAGTATTCATTGAAAATTATTTATACAATTTATACATTTAATTATTTTACCATATTTATAAAGTTACTAGTTACATCATTAAATATATATTGAATATATGGTTTATTAAATAAAAAGGATGCCCATTTACTAAATCCGCTTCCATGAAAATATCTACTAAATGAAATAATTTGAGAGGCATTGGACATTAAATAAAAATCTATCATAGCTCCCATAACATTTTTCAAATTTGTTTCTCCCAATCCAAGATGAACAGGACTCACATCATTAATTATAATTGTATTTGAAAAAACTTGATTTAATGCTATTTTACAATAAGTATTATCTCCTATTATAATATATATACTATAAGGGTTCATAATGCGTTTTAGTTTTTGAATCATATAAATAATAAAGGTATCGACTGTTTTTTTATTAAAATTATCTCCTATCAAAAACTCGTCTCCTCCTCTTATATGTATGATATTATACCCTTTGGTCAAATTATATTTAGTTAAAAATTGATTAATTGATAAATTTAATTGATTATTTGGTATTATATTCTTTATTATTTGGTATACATATGTTTTATTAGAATGATTATGTAATGTATCATAATCAAAGTATAAAGTTGTATATAAATAACAAATTTCTCCTTTAGTATGATTTATTTCTGTAATAATCGCGTTTATATCGTGATTATTACTATATTTATCTACTATACTAACCTTTTTTATGTTATCATAATTGATTGAATCATCTATATGATTTGATGTATTAATAAAATTCTGTATTTTATGATTTTTAATATTCATTCCAAATTCTAAATTTAAAAAAGAGCAAAGGAGAGATAATGAAATACATCCTCTTAAATAATCACCAAAACCTTCTGCTTGTCCATTTATGTATGTTTGCTGATAAACATTTACTACCTTTTTAACTTGTTTATTTGTAATACGATTTTTGTATTGTTTAAGTTCTAATTTATCATTCATAGGTACGATATATTTATAATATAAAATTTATAATATAAAAAAAGTAAATATAAATATAATGTTATAATATAATTTTTTTATATTATATTATAATCATAATTATAATCATAAAATTAATAGGTGTCAAAAATTTATTTATTTAATTTGAGTATTATTAAATTTCATCTAAAATATCCATATGTTTGAAAATTGATTTAGTCGTTGCGCTAGGATAATCTTTTACTTTAAATTTACTGTATTCTTTAACATGATTAATAATATCATCCCATTCATTTTCATCTTCTAATTCTTCTGAACTATTTGTAACAAGTATAAATATATTTTCAGAAAGTTCATCAACAATTTCTTTATTTCCTTCTTCACATACTTTATTCATCATATAAGTCTGAATATTTTTAATAATATCGATAATTTTAGACTTTTCAAGTACACCTTCTTTCATAAGATTTACATAAAATGTGCTAAGAGCGCGTCGTTTATCATTTGTTTTATTATTTTCACAAAATTTATCATAATCCGTATTTGGATTATAATATTCAATTGTTGTAAATAATTCTGAAAATTTAGAAAGACTATCATTAAATATATTTGTCATAAAACTGTAATTTGTCATAAGGTCTTTGTATAATTTAGCATATGTTTTAGAATAAAATGCGTTTCCACTAGCAATATTGAATATCGATTCACCAATTTTATGTAATTCATCTAGCGTCGCATCTGAAATCGCATTGATTTCAGAGCATATTTGTTCATACATTTTATCATAATTCTTTTCAGTGATTTTATTCAAATGTTTACGAATATTGTCAATATTCGCTTCAATACCTTCCTTCTTCTTAATTTCTGTAGTTTGAAATTTACGGAGAGTATCCCAATCTTCATCTTGAATTTCTTGGTTTTTATTTCTTCTTTTTTGGTTATAATTGTTACCATGTCCATTTCCATTTCCATTTCCATGCCCATGTCCAGTGGTATTATGACCATTATTATTTTTTTTAATAAATTGTGGAGTTTTAATATAATCCGAAGCACCTACTTGATTGGCAATTGATGTGATAATATCAATTGTTTCTTGAGGAAGTTGAAATTGGATTCCTTCAAATATAATATTATCAAAATCTTGAATAGAATATCTTGTTGTCATTGTCATTGTCATAGATGTTATAATTATTCTATATATATATTTATATCAATTTTTTATTATAAAATAAAATTTAAAATAATACACTTAAAAGATTAACACAATAATATTATTATATAATGGATAATAAAAACGACTCAAAAACAGATTCAAATTCTAATATAAACGAAGAAACACTGAACGAACCAATTTCAAATGTTAAACCAAAATATGAAATTATTGATTATGAAACGTGGGATGATATTGAGGAATTACAAGAGAGAACAGATATTTTAAGAGGTATTTATTCATATGGGTTTGAAAAACCAAGTCCTATTCAAAAAAGAGCAATCAAACCACTGATGATGGGATATGATATTATTGCTCAAGCTCAATCGGGTACAGGTAAAACTGGTTGTTTTACAATTGGAACTTTATATAGAATTGACCCAACGGTGAACGCGATTCAAGCTATGATTTTAGCTCCGACGAGAGAATTATCAAGACAAATCAGTTCAGTAATTGATTCTATTTCTTCACAAATAAATGGATTTCGAAGTTATTTACTTGTAGGAGGAACATCTACTGAAATTGATAAAGAAAAATTATATCATGATACTCCTCATGTAATCATTGGATGTCCTGGTCGCATTCATGATATGCTAAGACGTAAATATATTGACCCTCGTGGAATTAAATTAATTGTATTGGATGAAGCAGATGAAATGTTGTCACAAGGGTTCAAAGAACAAGTGTATAATATTTTCCAATTTTTACCATCTGATGTTCAAGTTGGTCTTTTTAGCGCAACAATGCCGACTGAACTACACAGTTTAACTGAAAAATTTATGAGAGACCCTATTAAAATTCTAGTAAAGAGTGAAATGTTATCTTTAGAAGGTATTGCTCAATATTATGTAGCGCTTGATGATGATACGAGTAAATATGCTACACTTAAAGATTTGTACGGAAGAATTTCAATGTCTCAGTGTATTATTTATTGTAATAGTGTAAAAAAGGTAGCTGATTTACATGAAGCAATGATCGCAGATGGATATCCAGCTTGTTGTATTCATAGTAATATGGATAAAGATGAACGTATTGAAAGTTATAATAATTTCAAACATGGAAAATATCGAGTTCTAATTTCATCCAATGTTACAGCAAGAGGAATTGATATACAACAAGTAAGTACTGTTATTAATTTTGATATACCTCGAGATGTATATACATATTTACATCGAATTGGTAGAAGTGGAAGATGGGGTCGTAAAGGAGTTGGTATTAATTTTGTAACAAAGAGAGATTTTAGAAAAGTAAAAGAGATTGAAACATATTATCATACAACTATATCAGAACTACCTGAGAACTTTTAATTTAATAAATATTTTCATATGACCGCCTGAATATATTTGAATATAATTCATTTAAGTTTAATAAAACGAATATAAATATTCTATTTTTATAATGATAAATATAGAATACTTAAATCAATTTAAATTGCCAATACAATATGTAGAACATAAATTAACAAATGATACTATTAAAGATGACCTTGAATTAGTTAAATTTAAAAATATAAATAACGATTCAAAAACGGATAATACATCTGAAGAAGGCACAAAAGACTCGTTATCAATATATGAACATATATTTGAACCAAAACACATTTTTTCAAAATCAACGAGTAATTTATGGTGTAATTATTATACAACAGATATTAGTTTTTTAACTCAGACTCAAAAAATAATAAAACAATTTAATTTAGTAGATTACAGTTATAATATAAGTGATTTTGATACTATATATGATATTTATAATAGTATTACAACAGATAATAATTTTCTTGAAAAATATCAATATATAGATATTTCTTATTTTAAAAATTTTAATAATAACGAACATGTACTTCAAACAATTAGTATTATTAATTTGACATCTCCATTATTATCATTACTGCTTCCTATTATACTTTTAATTTTACCATTATTTATTTTTAGATTATATGGATTGAATTTAAGTATTACATCATATTTATATATATTAAAACAAATCTTTACACAACATCCAATAGGAAGAGTTTTTATGGATTTTTCTTCTGCTAGTATAGATAAAAAAGTTTATTTGACATTTACATTAGTATTTTATATGTTTCAAATGGTACAGAACGCCAAATCGTGTTATAAATTTTATAATAATCTCAAAAATATGAATGAATGTTTGAATAAATTAAATCATTATATTGATTATACAATTCATTCATTTGAACATTTTGAGAAACAAGTTAAACATTTTAATAAATATGAACAATTTTTATCACAATTAAATGAGCATAAAAACGTGTTATTAAAATATAAATCAAAATTAGAATTGTTTTCTAATTGCAATTTCAAACTGAATATAATGAATACAGGAAAGGCAATGAAATGTTTTTACTTATTACATAATAATGACGAATTGAAACATTCAATCGTTTATTCATTTGGATTTCATGGATTTATTGATAATCTAGATAGTTTGAATAACAAATTGAAAAAAACTCAAATCTCATTATGTAAATACAAATCAAAAACTAAATTTAAAAATGCTTATTATCCTATAATTGATAGAAAGATTATCAAAAATTCTTATGGTTTAAATAAAAAAATATTAATTACCGGACCAAATGCTTCCGGTAAAACAACAATGCTTAAAACAACATTATTAAATATTCTTTTCTCTCAACAAATTGGAATGGGGTTTTATTCAAAGGCAATCATAAAACCATATATGTATTTACATTGCTATTTAAATATACCGGATACTTCATGTAGAGATAGTTTATTTCAAGCAGAGGCAAGAAGATGTAAAGAAATCATTGAACAATTAGAAAAATCATCGCCACATGATAATCATTTTTGTATATTTGATGAATTGTATAGCGGAACAAATCCATATGAAGCTATTAGTTCTTCAATTGCTTTATTACAATATATAACTAAACATAAAAATATAGATTATATGTTAACTACACACTTTTTAGATGTATGTAAACATTTAGATGATGATACACGATTTATGAATTGTTATATGAATATAATACAAAAAGGTGATGATTTTGAATATACATATAAATTATTAAATGGAATTTCACAAATAAAAGGTGGTGTAAAAGTATTGAAGGATTTAGAATATCCAAGTGAAATAATCATTAATACTAAACAAATACTTAATACAATAAATATATAATCAATTCGTTTGTTTATATTTAAAAATATATATCAAATTTATAATATAATATTATGGCTTTTTTATTCTCAGATAAATTATGGTTTGTAATTGGAGTAGGAATAACATTACTATTATGTGGTCTTATAATGTTTTATGTGAAACAAAAATTTTCTGTATATGATAGACATATAATGGAACAGAGTCAACTATTAAAACATTTAGTAAATAGTATTCAGTCTATGACTCCTGCTGTACTTTCATCAAATGGTTCTGTTGAACAGGCAAAACGAATTCATGAACAATTCAACAATGGTTATTCTAGAATTGTAGTTTCTGATGATGAGTATGAATCAGAGTCCGCTGAGTCAGAGTCAGAATCAGAATCAGAATCAGAGACAGAGACAGAGAGTGATTCGGATGAAACAGACGATGATACTAGCGACGATAATGATGATGGAAGTGAATCAAATCATATTACAACACCAATTATTGTTTCAAAATTAGACGACCAGAAACTTAATATAAAACAAATAAATCTATCAAATGATGGTGTAAAAATAGTACATATTGAAGATGTATCAGAATCATTACCAGTAGACAATCTATTAGAAAATGATACAGGAAATAATGAGGTTTTAAAATGTTCTGATTCTGATTGTGCTATATACAATGATGTAAAATTTGTCTCTATGAAATCAAATGATGAAGATGAAAAGGTAGATGAATTACATTCTAATGTTGATAATTTAGAAAATTTATTAAATAAAAAAAAATATATTGAATTAAGTAAAAATCAATTACAAGAATTATGTAAAGAAAAAAATTTATCGACTAAAGGCAGTAAAAAAGAATTAATTGATAGATTATTAGAATAAATATAAATACAAAATAAACACACAAATATATAAATATAATATTTATTATTTATATATGTCGTGGGGTACATGTTATTCAGGCTCAAACAACATTCATTTTGATTTTCCTCCCATAATGATGGATGGAAGAAATTTCGCTAGTTGGCAACCAGGAGCAGTTATTAATGAAAAAATCAGACAAGAAGCACAAATAAAAACAAATTCTGATTACAGATATTATTTAATGAATAACGCTGATAAAATCATAAAATATAATCAATTACAAGCATGTGACCAATGTTGTAGTTGTCCTGCTGTATATGGAGATGTAGCAATGAATCATGGCGAACAAAGAGTAACTGGTAATCCTTATTTATATAAATCATGCAGTGATAATTCAGCTCCATTTGGTTATGAATCAAGTGATTTAAAAAATGAATATCTCTCTAGACAACAATTACAAGCCAGATTAAATATTCCTTTACTCTCTCAAGACCAAATGATACAAATGGGATATCCTAATTTCAAATAAAGTTTATAACTGTATAACTAACTATATAACTAAAAATTTAATTTATAATCAATATAATATAAATTAAATACAAATTAAATATAATTTACTGTATATATAGATATCACATTATACACCACATGAAAATACTTAGTTTTGATGTTGGAATAAAAAATTTATCATTTTGTATTATTGATTATATTAATAATGAAAATATAAAAATTATGAAATGGGAAGTGGTTGACTTGTGTAATGAAAAACATAAATGTGTTGAAATTAAAGACAATAAACCATGTAATAAAATCGCAAAGTATCATAAAAATCATTTATATTTTTGTCAAAGTCATTCTAAAAAGAAAGAATATGAAGTCCCTCCTGACCATTTAAGAGAGAAAATAATGAAAAAAACAAAATTAGAAGAATTAATAAATATTACAACGAATTTGAATATTACAATTGATAAACCATTCACAAAAAATAAAGTAATCGAAAAAATAAATGAATATAAATCACAACATTTTTTTGATATAGTGGATAATATAAAAGCAACTGAACATAATTTAGTTGAATTAGGAATAAATTTAAAAGATAAATTAGATACACGTCTACAATCACAATCATTGGATACAATAGATTTAGTTTTAATCGAAAATCAAATAAGTCCTATTGCGAATCGAATGAAAACAATACAAGGAATGATAGCCCAATATTTGATTATGAGAGGTGTTAAAAATATTGTATTTTATTCTGCTATAAATAAATTAAAAACATTCATTGGAGGCGATAAAACATCTTATTCTGAGAGAAAAGATTTGAGTATTTTGTATACAAATCAAATTTTATCAAAAACAAACTCATTAAATGAATGGAACGATTATTTTAATAGTCATAAAAAAAAAGATGATTTAGCAGATTCGTTTTTACAAGGTTTATCATACTTAATACAGCATTTTGATATAAATCTTAAATTTTAATTTTAAATAGTAGAATTTTTTAAAAATTTTAGAATTTATTAAATTCAATTTATTAAAATTAAATATTTATAATTCGTAATACTTAAAATTATATGTTCTTATCATAATAATAATGTTTGAACCAGAGATTATAGATATTGGCGGATCAAAAGAATCGGTTATTAGCTTTGGCGATAATTCGAAAAAATCAGGAAGTGTTAATTTTGGAGGTGGTATTGAATTGTTAATGAATGAAAAAAGAAAAGATACAGGCTCAAAAAATCCATCAACTGATATAGATTTAGGAGATATTAATGAACTTGAAAATGAGTTAAATGAACTCGACTTTACAGAAAAAACGGCTAGTTCAGGCGTTTCAAAATCTAGTATGTTTAAAAGTATTTTATCTAGTGGAAGCACAATGAAATTAAATACAGATGATAAAGATGACGATTTGAATTCTGTACATTCTGCTGTAGATATTAGCCAACCAATTAAAATTGGACAAGAGACAGCAAAAGAACCAACTCAGAATAAAACATGGGATGGATTTCAAAAATTTAACGATATTCCTGTTGACCCTACAAAAGTAATTCCTTTACAACCTGTATTAAATAAAGAGGAGTTATTAAGAGAGAAATTTAAATGTTTAAGAAAATTAGAAGAACTTGAAAGTAAAGGCGTAAAACTATCAAAAAAATATACAATGGAGAGTAATTTACAAGAAATGCAGGGCGAATATGAAACAATTGTAGCTGAAAAGGAAAAGCAAAATAGTATTAAATTTCAAGGTAAAATGTTAATGGCTTGTATTACTGGTATTGAATTTTTAAATAATAAATTTGACCCATTTGATATAAAATTAGATGGATGGAGTGAACAATGTAATGAGAATATCAATGATTATGATGAAATATTTGGAGAATTACATGAAAAATACAAGAGTAAATCTAAAATGGCCCCTGAACTGAAATTATTGTTCCAATTAGCTGGTTCGGCAATTATGGTTCATATGACAAATACAATGTTTAAATCAGCCATACCAGGAATGGATGATATTATGAGACAAAATCCTGATTTGATGAATCAATTTACTCAAGCTGCTGTAAATTCAATGAGTAATACAAGCCCTGGATTTGGAGGATTTGTAAATAGTTTTATGAGTGGTAGTGGAAGCAGTGGAAATGGACCTTCGTCGTCTAATTCCAATTTACCCAGAACTAGTCAACCGCCACCACCACCTGTGGCTACACAGAGTATTTACAGAACAAGTACAAATGGACCAACAAATCGTCCTGATATAACAACCGCAAGAGGAGATGGTATAGATATAAATGATACTTACGGTAGAGCAGGTGGTGCGGATAGAAGTTCAAAACGTCCTGAAATGAAGGGACCACGCGATATTAGTGATATCTTATCTAATATGAAAACGAAATCAATTACGATTCAACCTCCTAATGGAGATGAAAATGATAGCACTATAAGTGTAAAAGATTTAGACGATATGAATAAATCCAAAGCACCAAAATCAAAACGTAAACCTAGAAGCGAAAAGAATACTGTAAGTTTAGATATTTAAGTATTTTGATTGGTTGTATTTTATAATAAGATGTTGATAATTTAATATATTTTGATATACAATTGAAATATATTAAATATATATTATTATTATTAATCTATGAATCCAAAGAATAGTATGAATAATGATACAAAAAATTATATTTTGATTGATGGAAGTTACTTTATATTTTATAGATATTATGCTCTTATACAATGGTGGAATGTTTCGAAACAAGAACCTGTATTAGATAATCCATGTGACAATGAACGGTTTATTGAATTATATAAAACAACATTTATAAAAAAAATACATGAAATTTCTAAAAAATTAAAAATATCAAACCCTATTTATATAGTTGGAAAAGATTGTCCAAGAGAGAAAATATGGAGACATTCATTTATTGAACATTATAAAGAAACAAGAAAATCAGATAATTATGCGGGTTTCTTTTTTAAATTAACATATGAGGAAAACTTATTTGAAAAAGCTGGTGTCAACCATGTGGTATCATATCCAGAATTAGAAGCAGATGATTGTATTGCTTTAACATGTAAATATATATCTAATGTTTATAATCAAGATTCGTATAATATATATATTATTGCGAATGATATGGATTATATTCAATTATTGAGTCACAATATTTACATTTATAATTTGAAATATAAGTTGATAACGAATATTAATACGCAAGATGAAGCAAATAAATATTTATTTTGTAAAATTTTAATGGGTGATAAAAGTGATAATATACCTTCTATTTTTCCAAAATGTGGAATAAAAACAGCAATTAAATGTTACGAAGATAAAAAATATTTTGAAAATAAACTAGAAAATATAGATACTCGTCAATTATATGAGAGAAATAGAAAAATAATAGATTTCAATCACATACCTCAATATTTAGTAGATAATTTTTTGAAATATTTAGTTTTAAACGTTTATTTTAATTAAGTATAATAATAAATAATATATATTTATTATTATATATGGAAAATACAGAAGAATCGTTTGATGAATATATTAAACGTATAACAGACAATATAATTTCAACAAATGATAAATCAATATATAAAAATAATGATTATATCAATAATTTATTATTTAAATTAAAAAATGTAGATATTACGTTTGGATATTTTGATTTATTAGAGGAATCAAAACAATTATTACCACTTTTATTAAATATGTCAGCATTAATACCTATGATGGATATTGATAGTTTTAATAATCAATTTGGGGGCATGACGCCTGAATCTTTATCGTCACCACCACTAGAGCAAGATGATAAACTCGATATTATAAATTTGAATATGAATTTATTAAATATACAAAAAATAATACAAGTATATTGTGTTCAACAATATTCATTATTATCATTTTCAAGTAATATTATTTATAAACTAATTAAAGAATTATTTGAACAGGATACACATAATATAGATATAAGTGATGAATTAACTAAGTTAATAAACAAAATAAAAGGAATAAATCCCGAGATACAACCACAATCAGGAGGTTCTGTAGAAACAAAATACACAACTATAATATTTAAATTACTTTTTTTGTTATTATTTGTTATACCTGCATCATCATCGTTTGAATCAGAAGAAAGAACAGTCGATGTATTGAATTTAAATAGAAAAATTATGCAACCAACAAGTAACACTGATATAACGACATTGCCTCCTCCAGCACCAAGACAAGCAATGGGAGGTGTGATTGAATTTGGTGTTAATCCTGTTAATAATAATGCTGAATATATCATGGCTAAGAAATCTTATACCATAAATATACCCACCGATAACATGATGGCTATTTATGATGAGGATGTAAAAGAAAAATATAGCGGACTTTTTAATAGTATAAAAGAAATTCTTTATGATAAGGATTATACAACCGCTGAAGACGAAATTAAAAAGATTGTTCTTGATGTAAATGATGAATTGAGAAAATTTTCAACAAATGTTACTGATAATTGTTTTGAATTAATGAAAATGACATCAGATAATGGTATATTTCTAAATTTAAAAAGTCTAGATGATTTAGATTTTACACAAGTAAAAATTAATCAAGCAAGACAATTCGTAAAAAATGAATTATCTCAAACAAAACAACAAGCACTTGAAAGTGGAAGCGAAGCTATTGTAGATATTTCCAAGGCAAAGTTAGGAGAAGGAATTTCAAAACTTGGTAAAGCAGGTTCATATTTATTGAAATATTTATTAACAAATGAAAAACAAGTAACAGAGCAAGCAGAAAGACAAGTATTAATGGAAGATGAAGGACAAACGATAACCGCATCGAATGATAACCAAGTTGTAACATATACAAAACAAGATATGGCTATTAAATCTGCAAATGAAAAAAGTACAGAAAAAAGGTTGGACTTAGAATCGTCTTTGTATAGCGAGGCTAAGTTGTACTGTTCGAATGGCTATAATTTACAATTAAGATATAAAAATAATGAACTTGGTGTTATCGGAGATAAAGTAGAGTATTCATTTCTTATTAAATTAATTAATCTTCTTGATAAAAATATTGAGTATCAAACGTTTATATTGAATAATAAAATAAAGTCAACTGAATATACATCAGTTGATGATAAAATAAAGCAATCTGATGCTATTAAAAATAATATATTAACAAGTTTATCACAAAGATTGAATATTCTAAAAACAATCACAGAAAATATCGCTGATCTTGTAAATTTTTCTATATATTCACATATTAGTAAATTAGAGGAAAACCCTACTCCAAATTCATTAGGCGAAGTAAAAGAATATTTTGATACACAAATAATTAAATTGAAAGAACTTCTCAAATTATTAAATGAATATTTTCCATTAAAAACACAAATGATTGATGAACAAAACAAAATAGCAAGTGAAGAATCCAAAATAGAAAGACGCAAACAAGATATATTAGATACAGAATCGCAAGAAAAAAGTGTGATAAAACAAAGAGAAGCTGACCGTCATGCATTTGATACACAAAGTAGTTTGAATGCGACAAGTACTTATGTTAAAACTTTAATTAATGTTGGAACGACTTCAATCCAATTAGCAGGCGAGGGAGTATCTGAATTATCAGGTAGTGCTGTTTCGGCAGCAATGAAAATTCCATTAACCGTCGCAGAGAAGGCA